CAACCCCATTTCCTCTTCCTGCGCCACAAGCCGCCAATGCCGCTTCTAGTACTGCTATGGCAGCAGGAGAAACGGCAGTAGGAACAAGTGCGGCAGCTTCTTCCGTAAGCGTGTTACAATTCGGTGCGGCTGCTCTAATGGTTGGCGCCGGCGTAGCATTGGCAGCGGCAGGAGTTTACGTTCTAGTTCAAGCAGCTATTCAATTAGCAAGCGCTGGCGCTCCAGCTGCGATTGCGTTAGTTGGTCTTACGGCTGGCATTGCATTGCTTGCAGTCGGCGCAGCGGCAATCGGCCCCGCTCTAACAGCGGGCGCTATAGGTCTCTTGGCCTTTGGTGCAGCCGTGTTAATGATTGGAGTAGGTGTCCTTGCAGCGGGCGCTGGATTACAATTGATGTCTGGCGCTTTAGAGCCTATTGCAACTTATGGTGCTAGCGCAGCGGTTGGATTAGTTGCGTTAGCTGGTGGTTTGACATTGATTGCCGCAGGAGCTGGATTGGCTGCAGTTGCTGGCCTTGCTCTCGGTGCCGCATTAGTAGTTGTAGGCGCTGGTGCTTTAGCAGCAGCAGCAGGAGCAGTCGCTCTCGGTGCTGGGTTAGTTGTAGCAGCGGCAGGCGTTGCAGCATTTGGCGCAGCGTTGAATGTCGGTTCTCCTGCCGTCAAAACCTTTGCAGAAGCTATAAAGACCGTTTCAGACGCTCTTAGCAACGGTATAGCAACTGTTTTGAATGCTGTTAGTGGTGTCATAAAGTCTATAGGAGATGCGGCGCAAAAGGCTGGAAACGGCTTTAAGCAATTAGCCCAAGGTGTTGTGATGATAACCAACACTAATTTGGGAGACTTGGCAGCTTCTTTGGCAGCAGCGGCGGCCGGTATAACTGCTATCGCCAATGCGGCAGCAGGGCTAGGGAATGCAGGGAGTCAAATAAGCGCATTAGGACAAGGCTTGATGTTGATACAAATCAGCGGAGCTAGTGCGGCTTCTGCCCTTACTATCGTATCTACGGTATTGCCGACACTTTCTGCTAGCTTAACCGGTCTAGCTCCAAATCTGACATCAGCAGCTAGTTCGTTGACGACTTTCGCAACTACAGCCAGATTGTCAGCGGTTGGATTTGCTGCAATCGCACAATCGTTAGCAAATATTCCAATGCAGTTGGCAATGATTGCAACTTCGGCAACTGCAGCAACATCTTCTATGACAGTTCTTGCAGCTACTGTTCCGACGGTTTCTGCTGGATTGTCTACGATTGGAGCAAGCGCACAAGTAGCGATGACTGGATTGATTTCTGCCATCACAAGCGCAATGACAAAAGCTGTAACAAGTGTACAATCTGGAATGTTAGTAATAGTAACGGTTATCCGCTCTAGTGCTATTCAAATGACGCAAGCAGGACAGCAAGCGGGGCAGGGTGTTTCAAGAGGTATCGTCAATGGCATTCGTTCCGGTGTTGGTCAAGCAACTGCAGCGATGAACAACCTCATGTTGTCTGTCCAACGTGTCGGAAATATCGGCGCTAGGAATATGGTAAACGTCGGTACTCAAATCGGTAACGGCTTGGCTCGTGGTATGATTGCTGCTTTGCCAGCTGTAACGTCGGCAGCGAATGCACTTGTGGCACAAGCAGAAAGGGCAGCTAGGTCAGCAGCAGATATCCATTCACCATCACGGTTATTCCGTGACCGTGTCGGTATCTTCATTGGTCAAGGTATCGCAGTCGGTATCGACCGTAGCCAGAAGTTTGTCAATGAAGCCTTAGGAAATCTCTATGATGTGACAGGCAAGTTTGATTATAGCAGTCTGCTAGATGATAGTTTGCGAAGTCAAGGCTATTCTGCAAGTCTAAACGGCTCGTTATCGCTTGAAAGCAAGCAAGAAGATCGCAAATTGGACATCATCAAGGACGCATTAAATACTATCAAGCAAAGTCTTGATAGAGAAGTGGTGCTGAACGTCAATGGTCAAGAATTTGCGCGCTTGACAGGAGATGATTTCAGCCGCTATCAAAGCGATAGAGAGTATATCAGCAATATTCTGAAAGGAGTGAGAGTGTGACAGAAACATCTATGACATATAACGGAGTAGACCTTTCTGGTCTGCTCAAAGTCCTAGAAGTAAAATCAAGTATCGGAAACGAACGCACAATCAAGACCGAGAAACTATCTCGGATTGGTACGATTGCAACAGCGGTCGAAGTGGACGCAAAAGAAATTGAGGTCAAGGTTAGCTTGGCCTCTTTTGATATTGCAAATATCACTTTTGTCGACACAACTGAACAAGCAAACACTGACAGAGGAGACATCAACGAGTTAAAAGAGCGTATAGCGGGCATATTTGACGCCACAACGCCGAAAAAACTGACGCTAGGTAAATACCCTAACAGATACTTTAACGCTCTTGTAAGGGGCGATATGGAGCTTGAGGGGATAACTGACTGGTACGATGAAACGACTATCAAGTTTTACATTCCTGACGGCGTGGCACACTCGACGACTTACAAGCGTGTAGTGGACTATGAAGAAAAGCAAGGCAAGATGGTCTTTGCGATTGATAACAAGGGGACGGCAGACGCTTACCCGATTATCACGTTTAAAGCCAACGACGAAAACGGATATTATGGCCTTGTGAGCGACAGATTTGCTTTTGAAGCAGGAAGTATCGAAGAAGCTGACATCGTACCTTATAAGCACTCTGAAATCCTCTGGGACTATGTTACTGGCGAGGGTATAATCAAGGGTCTTGCGGACGGTCAGAAGAATGTAGCAATACTGAATGATAACTCTCAGAATTTGAATGGGACACTAGCCATTCAAAGCGCTTGGGGCAGACCTCACTTATTCCTCGCTAATCGGGGAGGTGGCCCTCTTGGAAATCATGCCGGATCAGTCACTTGGGAAATTCCTGCAGACAGTGTGGGTGAAAAAGGTGCGCTGCATGAATACATCTGGTGGAGACAGATTTTCTGGGTTAATCCAGCTAATCAGTACGGATTCATCAAAATTTCATTTACTGGTGAAAATGGCGAGTTCCTCTATGGCGTTGAAACCATCAAGCGAGGGAATGGACTGAATACAGAATACAATTTCATGGCATCTAATGGGATTGGTGGCTATAAACTAGTTAAGCAATGGACGTTCTGGCCGACTCACAATCCAAGCGAAAATCCGTTCAACAAAGATAGTGGTCAGTCCGACATCTTACGCAGAGACGACGAAGTCCAACTGTTTTGGAATGGTTCGTATCAGAAATTCACCGTCCCTGAAATCAAAGGCAAGAAGTCTATTAAAGTCCATGTTGCAATGGGCGCTTTTGGCGATAAGCCGCTCCCTACACACATGTATTTAGATAGCATCGTTTATCGGAAAGACTTTGTCAATGGCACAAAGGACATCCCAAATCGCTATGCTGCAGGAAGTACGCTTATTGTCAACAGCGAGAACGACAGCTTGATTTTAAACAACATCCCAGACCTCGACCAAGTAGTCGACGGCTCTTTGTGGCCGGTCATTCCGCCAGGAAAGTCTGAAATCGAAATCTTGCAGTCAAATTGGGCTAAGAAAAAACCGAGTGTGACGATTGAATTCGAAGAAAGGTGGCTCTAATGCTTTTAACAATCCACGATAGCGCCTTGAAGAAGGTCGCTTTTATCGATAACGACAAGCAGACCACCTTGAATTTCTTCAACGACAAGTGGACACGCTCACTCGAAAGTGCAACATCAGTCTTTGAGTTTTCAGTTTTCAAAAAGAAAATCCAATCTGACACATACGCTGAACAAGCATATAAGCACCTCAACGAACGTGCTTTTGTCAGTTTCAAGTACAAAGGTCGGTCTTATCTCTTTAACGTGATGAAGACCGAGGAAAACGAGCAGATTATCAAGTGTTACTGCGAAAATCTAAGCCTCGAACTCATGCTCGAGTATCAAGGGGCATACAAAGCACCAAAAGCAATGACATTTACAGAATATCTTGACACTTGGGGTACACTTGGCCTTTCTAAAGTCGAACTCGGCATCAATGAGATAACAGACCAACGTAGGACATTGCAATGGGAGGGGCAAGAAACCTCTCTCGCTCGCTTAATATCTCTTGCTCGTAACTTTGATGCTGAAATCGAATTCGAGACTCACTTGAAATCTAATAGCCAGCTTGATCGCTTTGTTTTGAATGTCTACAAAGCACATAGCGCAGAAAATCAAGGCGTCGGACGCAAGCGAAACGATGTTATCTTGAAGTATGGCAAGAATGTACGAAG